GGCTCATCCAGCCCGTATGTTGTCAGCGGTGTAAACCAATTGCAGGCCGGACTCAAGATGCGCATCGTCGCAACTTGGTCGGGAACTTATTATATTCTATTTCAAGGCTATCTTGAAACAAATGTTTGCAACCAAGGCTTCACTCCAACAGCCAGCATGGTCTTCACAGACGGCATCGCGCTACTTTCAAAGATGTACGCGGCTCAAGTTTCCCCAGCTCTTCACGCTGGCGAGACGACTTCCAGTCGCGTTAGTCGAATGCTTACCTATGCCAACTGGGTAGATGGAACTAACCTCACAGGCTCGGTTCAGATGCAAGCAACGACTCAATCTGGAACATTGCAGAAGTTGATCGAAGAAGCTGTGAATTGCGAAGCAGGTCGGTTCTATATCTCTCGCGATGGAATTGCCACCCTGCTTCCTCTTTCAGACAAGTTCTCGCGTCCGACTCGTTTGCATTTGTCAGATTCCCAAGCCACATACACAATCGAATATGACACCCTTGAGACAACCCCTGGCACATATCAGGTCATCAACGATGCCATCATCGAGCGTGACGGGGCGACAACTCACCACTCACGCCACGCGCCGTCGACAACCAAATTCGGCATTAAAACTGTCACCATCAATGCGCCGTTGTATAACGATTCAGATGCGATTGAAATGGCTAAATATCTTTCCTATAAAGATTCAAGCCCAGCGTCATTGGTACAATCCGTTCAATTTGATGCTCTCAATTTGGGCGTTTTGTATCCTGATTTTCTCTCTCTTGAAATCGGAGATCAGGTCACGGTCGATCGAACGACAGTTGATGGTCGCAGCTTGACCTTGCAAACCGTGGTTGAGGGTTACAAACATTCCATCACGCCTGCCAACTGGCGCACTGAACTCATGACTTCACCTGTCAACAACATTTCAATAACGATCTAGGGGGAGCGATGCCACTTTGTCCTCAATACACCAACACTCCAGTACCGGAGTCGACTTGGTACAACACAACTGACTTCACGCTTGATTCGTTGGATGCCAATAATCAATCCACGACTTTTTACCAAGATCCAACGGCCACCAATCCTGACACCGGATCTGCTTACGGCGCTCCGACTGCTCAAAACATTGGAGACATTTGGTATGACACCCAAGTCTTGTCGGGAACATCCACCCCAGGAAACATCATGTACCGCTGGGATGGCAATAATTGGGACAATGTTCAAGATGGCACGATTTATCAGGCTCTAACGGCTGCCACCACTGCACAATCCACGGCAACTTCAGCTTCTTCAACGGCATCGAGCGCTTACAGCCTTGCATCAAGCGCAAGTTCAACGGCATCAACCGCTTACTCCACGGCGACAACTGCTCAATCAACGGCAAATGGCAAGAACACGATCTATCGATCTGGTTCAGCACCTTCAGGTGGCAGTTATGTCTCAGGAGATATGTGGTTCAACACATCTTCAGACAATGCCATCTCGACATGGAACGGTTCTTCATGGGTCGCCAACGCTCTCGGAAATGGTGCGCTTGGCACAAACATTTCTGGCAGCAAAATCAGCACTGGAACTATTGATGCCAGCGTTGTGAATGTCTCCAACATCAATGCTGGAAACATTGTTACCGGAACCCTTTCAAGCATCGATGTAACAGTTGGAACATCTGGAACATCAAATTTCATTCACACTTCATATCCGCGCAATACCCCAACATTGGGAACTTCGGTAACAGGATTTGGTGTCAATGGTATTGCCATGGTCAGCGCATCAACCGCCGGATGTTACTCAAACTGGTATCCGTATTTTGACTCTGATTCAAACTTAGGTCTTTCAACAACTCGTTGGCTTCGTGTTTATGCAACAAATTCTTCAATAAGCACATCTGATCAAAGATTGAAAAACAACATTGCCGAATCCGACCTAGGTTTAGATTTTATCAATGCAATCACCCCGTCTAAATTTACAAAAATTTACAACATTCCAGTTCCCAAATTTGATGCAAACGGCGAACCAGAAATTGACGCAAATGGTGATCGAATCATTGATCACATCAAAACAACTCAAGGGGAGCGATACCACTACGGATTTATTGCCCAAGATGTCAAAGCGCAATTGGACAAGTTCGGCGTGGGCGACAAATTTGCTGGATGGACTCTTGATGACCCTAACGATCCAAATTCTCGTCAGGGTATGGCTTACGAAGAGATGATCGCGCCCATGGCAAAAGCCATTCAAGAATTGTCAGCCAAAGTCGCTGCCCTCGAAGCCAAACTCACACCACCTGCAACGCCAGCCGCATAAGGAGAACCAGTGACAACTAGCTATCCCGGCAGTCTTGATTCGTTCACGAATCCGGCTTCCACCGACACGCTCTCGTCGAGCACCGTCCCACACGCGGCGCAGCACGACAACGCCAACGATGCGATTGCAGCTATCGAGACAACCCTGGGCACAAATCCCCAAGGAAGCTACTCCACCGTTGCAGCTCGTCTTTCCGCGCTCGGCACTTCCGGTGTCACATTCTCACAATGGCGCTTTACCTCGTCAGGTGGCGAGACTTCACTATCTGGATCCGACGCATTTTCCACAACCCTTGCTTACACGGCAGGTGCGGAAATGGTGTTCGTCAACGGCGTTCTACTTGAGCGTGGGGTCGATTACACAGCTTCCAATGGCACATCAGTCAGCTTGACCAATGCGCTCGTTGCTGGCGATATCGCGACAGTTGCTTCACCCAGCAGCTTCTCAGTTGCCAACGCGATTCCTCTCTCAACTGTTACAGCTAAAGGCGACACAATCGTTGCGACCGGATCTGGATCCGTTACAAACCTTGCTGTCGGCGCTGACGGTTCAACACTCGTGGCAAACTCTTCTGCTGGTGCTGGAGTGTCTTGGTCGGCAATTGCTTCTAACAAGAATTTGATTACTAACGGAGCAATGGAAATTGACCAACGAAACAATGGAACTGCCGTAACTGGGCAAACTGCCAATTTTTATGCAGTAGATAGATTTATTTGCTCACCTAACTCGTCTGGTATTTTTACAGGGCAAAGAACAACAACTGCTCCATCAGGTTTTGCTTACTCTCTTGGGCTTACGGTAACTACCGCCCGAACAAGCATTGCCAGCGGAGATGTGTACGGATTACGCCACAGAATTGAAGGATATAACGCTTCATTATTGGGATTTGGCACATCTGGCGCATCAACTGCAACAATGTCATTTTGGGTGCAATCTAGCGTAACTGGAACTTATACAGTCACATTGTTCAATAGCGGATTTAGCCGTTCTTATGTAGCAACTTATTCCATTTCAAATGCAAATACTTGGACAAAAATTTCAGTTACAATTCCGGGAGATACTACTGGAACTTGGGCAGTTGATAACACAACAGGAATTGAATGTTTTTGGGACTTAGGTTCAGGTTCTACATATGCAACATCTACTGCTAATACTTGGCAGGGAACTGGCTATGTGAGAACAACTACTTCAGCAAACTGGATTAGTAACAGTGGAGCGACTTTCTATATTACTGGTATTCAATTTGAGCGTGGTTCAGTTGCTACCCCATTTGCAAGAAGCGCCTCAACACTTCAGGGGGAGTTAGCCGCTTGTCAGAGGTACTACTTCCGCGACAACACTACAAGCACTTCAACAATGGGTCATCCTGCTTTTGGTGTAGCGCAAAGTTCTACATCAGGCGTTTTTTATATGCCTTTGCCAGTAACGATGAGAACTGCGCCAACGGCAGTTGATTCTCTAAATGTGCGAATGGTTCAATATGGAATAGCCGCTTTTTCATTTACCACTTTATACATTTCAGGTGGAGCAGAATCTTCACCAAGCGTTGCAGTCTTTTACACGAGTGGCGCTAGTGGAATGACCGTCAATGCCCCCGTATTCCTCTACGGAGCAGGTTCAGGTAACTACATCGGATTTAGTGCGGAGTTGTAATGGACAATGTAACCTTTTTTAGCGTCACCAATTTTGATGGCACAACCACAGAAATGGCTCAAATCGCTCACGATGACGGATCATTTACCTCAATGACTAAGGCTAATTACGAAGCCAGCACACTCCCATCCAACTCTTCTACACCACAGGCAGGTGAATAAATGAGTCGCGCGCAATTAACTTCAACAGTTGAGCAGAATACGGGTGGGGCAGTAGCTCCGTTCTTGGCTGGTAAGAATTTCTGCATCAACGGCGGTATGGACATTTGGCAGCGTGGTACTTCTTTCTCAGGCGCTGGAGTTTATACATCTGATAGATGGTATTCGGGTAACGCTAACACTACTTATGCTCAGGAAACATCAGTTGTACCAACTGGCATTAGGTATGCAATGAAGATAACAACTAGCACAACTGGAGTAGCCCCTACTATTTGGCAAGCGGTAGAAACTGCTAATGCAATTCAATTTGCAGGACAGACCGTAACACTCTCTTTTTATGCTCGCTCAACAGATGCAGTTGCAGCATTGATTCGCTTGGATTACTCAACAACTTCCGATAATGCTGTTACTGGAAGTTACACTTCTATTGGCGCTTCAACTCCAGCAACAACCTCAACAGGTTATACAAGGGTTTCGGCTCAATTTGCAGTTCCATCAAATGCTCTTACCTTGCGCTTGATTATTGGCGCTGGTGCTAACTTGAGCAACGGTGGTAGTTTTTACATCACAGGCATCCAACTTGAAGCAGGAAGCGTAGCCACCCCATTCAGCCGAGCAGGTGGCACATTCCAAGGAGAGTTAGCCTTGTGCCAACGGTATTACTGGCGAGGAATTTCGGGAGCCAGTTATGGTTTCCTCAATGGCGCTGGTTTTTCTTATACATCTAGCAACGCTCAAATATCAGTTACTTACCCAGTAACAATGCGAGCAATTCCATCAAGCGTTGATTATTCAAGTTTGGTAGTTCAAGATTCTGCTGCTGGAATATTTAGTCTTTCCTCTATAACGCTAGACGCATCAGTTACAAACACAATTGGTGCATCTTTTGCAGGTACAACTAGCGGAATGACAACAAACCGTTTTCTCAGGTTATTAGGTAGCGGCTCAACCGCTTACATCGGATTTAGTGCGGATTTGTAATGAATACACAAATAATCACAACAACCAATTTAGACGGCACAACCACAGATCATGTAATTATTGACTGGGGCAATAACCAATTTACTTCAATGCTCAAGGCAGACTATGAGGCGCAACAAGCGGTTCAAGCCAACCCTGCTCAATATGGTGTAAGGTAAGGCTATGAATTGGTGGTTGGGGATTTTAGAAGTTTTGGCTATAAACATCGTTTACATGATTATCACTATGTAGCACACTCCACAGAGAGTTAGAGATTCACAGCTACACAACAGCCCCAGATCGGGGCTTTTTTTATGCCCAAAAACAATCGGGGGATTGACCCATGGAACTAGTTCCACTCGACGAGATTCATCGTCAGCTTGAAAATAGATACAACGCAAGTGGATTCTCACCCTATGTCATCCGCACCGATTGGCAGATCATTCGTCGAATCGGTGTTCATCCGGCGCTGGCAACCAGTCAGGATCTCGAGAAGGTTGTGCTCAAGGCCACCAAGCAATCGACCAAAGCCAACTATGTCTCCAGGTTGCGTTCGATCTATAAACATCTCAACAAGATGAATCTGGTCAATGGGAACAATCCGGCGATCGATTTGCCAAATGTGAAATCCGGTCGTGGCGTGCCTAAACCTGTCACCCAGCGTGAGTTAGACCTGCTACTTGCCGAAGCAAAAGAGCCATATCGTGATTGGTTCATTCTCGGTGCATTCGCCGGGCTTCGCGCACATGAGGTTGCCAAAATTGAAGGAGCCGACCTGATCGAAGATCAAGGTGGGTATTCCCTGCGAGTAATCGGCAAAGGAAAGACTGATCTAGTCATCCCAGTTTCCCCGCTTGTTGCTCAGACAATTCTCAAACACAACACGCTCGGCAAATTGTGGAAGATCGACCCAAACGGATTTTCCAAAAAAGCAGCTGACGAGATGCGCCGAATCCTGGGCGCTAACGCCAAACACTTTCACTCTCTTCGACATTACTTCGCAACAACCATGCTTGAGAAATCCGACGGCGATCTGCTGGCGGTCAGGGATCTCATGCGCCATTCCTCAGTCGCAACGACTCAGGTCTATACGCAACTGGCTCAAGGTCGAACTCGATCTTTGGTCAATCTCTTGGAATAGGACATCCAATGAACCTGAACAACACCAACCTCATGACCAACGCAATTTGGGCAGTCGTCGACTCCATTGCAATTTTGGGAGGTGGTTTTCGGGTTTATCTCAAACTCATCAAAAAACTTGATCGTATTGAGTACGCCATTTTCAACGATGGCAACGGAATGAAACAGCAAGTGCAAGACCTGCATACCAAGCAAGCCGAAATCAAAATCGATATCGAAGTCCTCAAAGCAATTAGGGAGCAACAATGAGCAACAAACTGACACTCAAAAACTGGAAACTGACCAATCGTGAAAAAGCATTTGCCGAGCATTACATCTATGGACTCGCAGCCGCAGGATGGGCAACTGAAAAAATCGTTGGTAGCCACGACTACAAAAAGATTGCAGTTGGAGCACTTGTGGGCGGCATCCTTGCTCCACTCGTCGCTCGAATCAACCCACTATCTCTCGCCAACTCAATCTCAAACGAGACTGGCGTTCCTGTCGCAGTTGCTCAAAGCGCAGTCCAAGTAGCGGTCAAAGAAGCTGACAAAGTGATTGCGCAGCAGCCAGCAGTCACGGCAATCGCTGCAACAGCTCCAGCAGCACCTGCCGCAGTCATCACGCCCGTGGCTCCAGAAGTACCAAATATCCAATAAATACACGCTAGAAGGGGAGTCTCATGGCTGGCGCTCTTGATGTGCTCAATGTTGCACAATCGCAAATTGGCTTTGTCGAAGGTAAGGCCGAAGAGACTCCCTATTCAATCTGGTATGGAATTCCCAATGCTGCCTAT